CTGAATGCCGTCCAGTTCGTTGTTCGAGAAGTTGTTGCCCTGAATGATCGTGTCTTCGGTGTAGCTCTGGACTACGGCCCCGTAGTTGCAGCCCTGGGCGTTGTTGCCGATCACCGAGTTACGCCGGGACCACGTGGTGTTGCTGACCACGCCCGCGATGAGATATCCGATCCCGCAGTTCTTGGCGAAGTTGCCGATGAACTGGTTGTCGTTCGACTCGATATCCTCCGCGTCGGTTGTCGTGGTGAAGCAGGCCGGCCCTGTCCCGTTGCCGATGCAGGTATTGGCCATGAAGATGTTCTCGGAGCCGTTATCGGCGGTGTAGGCCTGATTGAACTCGCTCATCGTTCCGGTGCCCAGCACGAAGGTGTTGCCCTTGATGATGTGCTGGGAGCCCTGGACCGAATACGGCGAAGCGCAGGACTCGGAGACGTAATTTCCTTCGACCAGATTGCGGTATCCGCCGATGGTGAAGCCCGCCGGTCCGTCGTTGTCGCTGGCGCAGCCCGCCAGGTTGCGGATCACGTTTCCGCGGATGATATTGCTGTCCGCCGCGCCCAGCACCGTCACGGGCGTCGTAATCCCGGCCGTCTTGCTGATGTTGTCGATCTCGACGTTTTCAATGCGGCCGTACACAATCCCGATACCCGCAATGCCGCCTTCGAGGTCGTTGGCTTCCCCGTGCATCTCTATCGTCAGGTCAAGGATCTGCGCCCGCCACGCGCCGGACGCGAACACCAGCGCCGCGTGATGAGCCGTGTAGCCAGGCGTCTCCCACTGGGCGCCCTCGGCGTATGAGCCCGCCGGCACGGACAAAACGCTCACGTTCATGCCCGCGCCCTTTAATGTGACGCCCGCCGGAACTATCGGATGCGCGTACAGGTTGTGCGTCCCGGCAGGCACGTTCACCGTGCCTCCCGCCGCCGAAACCACGCGCAATGCCTCGTCGATTCCTGCCGTTGCGCTCTGGATTGTCCACGCTCCCGAGTGCGTATTGGCGCAGTTGATGATGATCTGGCCGGACGCCTCGTTCTCTTCGCCCGATCCGCCGGTAATCAGGCACGCTTCCGCGGTTCCCGTGCCCCCCGACACGTACAGGTAATGGTCCGAGTCGGTCCCGCTGACCCCCGCCGGCACGGGCGAAAGCGTGACCGCGTTGTTGCCGGCGACGAGAGAACCCCCCGGAGACTGCGCCGCGAAGTTGTAATGCGCCGACGAAACGCTGAGATCGCTGACGTTTGCCAGGTTGGCCCCGAGCGCTGTCTCGATGGCTTTGATTTCCGCCCGCAGGGCGCCTACGTCCCATGCCGTGGGCTCGTGCGTGACTTCCCGGCCCGCGTTGTGTATGGCCGCTGTCGTGCCGTCAAAACCTCTGACCACGGTCAGCACGCTGCCGCTGACGCTGGTCACGGAGATGACTTCCCGCTCGATCGTCAGCAGCATGTTGGCCGTGATGTTCGTAGCGTCATGCACCGTGATCTCGGTCTGCGAGGCGCTGACGGAATAGCGCAGCTTCGTCGAGACGAAGTTGGCGGACACCTTCAGGTCGGCGTCGGTCGCGATCTGGCTGGGGAATTTCGCCGTCTGCGCATGCGCGGCAAGGCACACCAGTGCCAGAACGGAGAGGAGTCTCTTCATTTGTTTTCTCGCTGGTTTTCGTTGGTTATTCGGCGGGGGCTTCCGCCGGGGGAGCGATGCCTAACACGGAGGCGTTCAGCGCCGCGATGCTTTCCTTCGCTTCGCTTGCCGATGCCGCGATCTCGGCCGGTACCGCCCGCCCGAACGACGGGGCTATCGCTACCGCTAACGCTGCCTGCAGGGCCTGCTCATAGCCCGGGGGAAGGTCAATCGTGTCTGACGTCGCGCTGAATGTCGACAGGGCCTTCAGGCTGTACAGCTCGAGCGTCCCTCCGCTTGCCGGTGTCGGCGTCAGATACAGCGTGCCTGTCGGATAGCCCGCGTTATACAGCGCCGCTTTGGCAAACAGGCCGCTGCGCGACTTGTCGGGAATTGCGCCCCACTGTTCCGCGGTCACGATTTCGGCGCTCTCGCAGGCGCCGGACACGTTGACGCTTGCGCTCAGGATCTTCAGCGGCCGCGCCGTGTTGATCGTCGCCCCGCTGCCGATCGTGTAGCTCGAGGCTCCGGTCAGCGTGTGCGCGTCGCGCGTCAGCTGATACACGGGCAGGCCCGCCGCGGACCAGCTGCCGATCAGCCGGTTGAACGCGCGGAAGGCGCTGTCCAGGTCGCTCGAGCTGGGCGTTTCGCCCGGGTCATGCGCGCCCAGCAGGACCAGCGTGTCGGTCAGGAATTCGGATACGGTCGCCATTACTCACTTACCTCGGGCTGCACTCTCAGCTTTGCGTTTGCCTGCGCGATCGCCGCCCTTGCGCTGGCGGCCGTTTCTTTTACTTCGGGGGAGGGAATTTTGCCGAACTCGGGCGCAATGGCTTCCGCGAAGCTGTAGACGAGAGCCTGCTCGTAGCCCGGCGGGAAGCTCACCGTCCCGGCGAGCGACAGCGCCGTCAGGGGCTTCAGCGAGTGGATGATGAGAGATCCGCTCGACGGCTTCGGCCAGAACCTCAGCGTGATCAGGGGATGGCCGTAGTCGGGAAACAGCACCTCCGCAAACGATCCCGTCATCGTGGAGTCGGTAACCGTGGCGAATTCTTCCGCCGTCACGAGTCTCGCGGGCCGCTGCGCGCCCGATGTGGCGATTGTCGCCGCGCTCGTGATGCAGACCGGACGGGTCGTATTCACGTCGCCGGTGGGGCCTATGGTGTAGCTCGAAGCTCCCGCGAACGTCAGCGTGTCGCGCGAGGTCTGGTGGATGGCGAACTCGCCCTCAGACCAGCCCGCCAGCAGCTGGTTGAGCATCTCGAGCAGATTCGCGCTCTCGGTAGTCCCGAAGCTGCGGTCTCCGCGCAGCTCGTTGATCAGCCGGCCGGATGCATTGATCAGCTGCTGTCCTGTCATTTAAATTTCGTTGCCTTTCAAAAAAAATGGGGCTCCCGAAGGAGCCCCGTGAGTGGAAGGAGTAGGAGTGGAAAATGCCGTTAGTCCCGGGCTTTTTTCGTCGCCCGGTAGGCGCGCTGATACTCCATCATGCGCTCGTGCGTGCAGGGCTTGCAGTAGCGGACGCCGTTCGCGCGCGCACTGTAGGGGCCTCCGCATTTCGGACAGGCGAGCCGCCGGAAGTTCCGGGCAGCCATGTTGTTGCTGGTCGCCACCAGGCTGTTATCACGCGCCGTGACCAGCCGCATGTGCCTCACGTTGGCGCAAGCCTTGACGCCGCACGTGTGATCAATCTGCTTGCCCTCAGGAACCGGACCCCGAAGGTGTTCCCAAACAGCGCGGTGTACCAATACCTTTTTGCCGCCGCCGATGGTCGTGCGTCCGTAACCTTTTTCGTCGGTATAACTGGGCCAGACGCGGCAGCCGGTTTCAGGATTCAGCACCAGCCTGGCGATAATCCGCTCAATTGTGCTGGTTCGCGCCTGAAGCGCGCAGCCAGGAGAACAAAACCGCCGCCCCTTCAGCTCCCCAACCTTGCCGGAAGTCGGGCCGAACTCCTGGCCGCATTCCTCGCAGATCATTGTTGCGCTCGCGAAGGTTCGCTGCGCCAGGCCCGAACACTTCCGCGAGCAATACTTGCGCGTGAGCAACTCCCCCGGATGGCGGGGACGCGTCGGTTCAAACCCGGCGCCGCACCATTCGCACGTCCTTACGCCTTCTTTGAATACCTGCCGCGCAAGGTCCGCACACTTTCTGGAACAGTACTTCCGCCGCTTGACAACCGAGGGACGCGCGGGGCCAAGTTCGGCCCCGCATTCCAGACACTTCTTTGATCGCTTGGCCATGGCTCAGTATGATATCATCTAAGCCATGGAAACAGCGACTACCCGATCAGGACACAAGCCCATTCCGGGCGTCTGGCAGCCCAACCAAAGGCTATATCGCACCGTGTCACGAACACGTCGGTGATGACGTTGTAGTCGCTGACGACGCGGATGCTGAGACCGGTGTCCTTGTCCGTTGCGCGGGAGCCGAAGTGGACGCCCTTGGGCATTTCCAGAGCCACGGTGGCGTAGGTGAACGCATGGCGGTGATAGGCCAGGTTCATCGGGTAGCCGGTCGCGGACGAGCCGATCCAGGTGATCGCTTTGCCGTCGCCGGCCGCCGCGTTCACGGTCTTTGTGGGACCGCTGGTCACGATGGACGGGTAGATCGGCAGCGCCGCGATCGCGTTGGCCGATGCGGTCGTGTCGGCCGTGACGGTGAACTGCTGGAGGTAATCCAGAGTGTCGCCCGATACCGGGTTGACTGCGTAGACATCGGCGATCGTGAATTTGTCGCCCTTCTTGATCACCGCCGCGGCTGTGGTCAGCCCGTCGATGGCGATTGTCGAGCCCGTCTGTGATGCGCCGTTGGTCAGCACCGTGCCGGCCGTCTGGCCCATCGTGTGGGTGCGGACGTTCTGGCTCATCGCCCAGTCGAAGCCGAAGGCCTGGCCCATGCGGCCGGACTTGTACTGCTTGCCGACTTCGCTCGAGTTCTGGAAGAGGCCCTTCAGCGCGTCCACCGCGGCGGCCTGAGCGCTCGGAGTGACCACGAGGTGACGGTCGCCGTCCAGCGGGCAGCTGTTGTTGTCCAGCTTCGCCCCGGCGGCGAGGATCTTCGTGGTTCCGCTGGTGGCGAGCGTCTCGCCCGCGGTGCCTGCCCAGTTCGGCGTCTTCTGGTACGCCATCGTGAGACCGGACACCTCGAAAGCGTTGGCCAGAGATACGGCCGCGCTGTTGAGGTAACGGTCGGCGAAGCGGTCGATGGTAAGCGTCAGGTCTTTCGATGTGAACTGAAATGCGACGTTCTTCCGCTCGTTGATCGCGAGGTCGATGGTCGACTCGGTCACGTCCTGAATCTGGCTCGTGATGTCCGCGCCGTCGTTGGCCACGAAACGCGGGGGAACGCGCAGCTTGTACGTGTCGCCGATTTTGTCGAAGCGCTCGTCGTACTCGTGCGATGCGCCCGCGGCGAACGACAAGTTATTCTTGAACCGCATCAGCAGTTCGTTTGCGATGACGGTTGGTGTGAGAAGTGAATTAGCCACTTAAAACTTTCCTTGGGTGTTCAGCGCTCGCCCGCGCGGCGGCGGCGTACGTACTCGTCGAAGTCGGTAACTTCGCCGAGAGGCTTTTTCGCCGCGCCTGCTTTGGCTGCGCCTACGGGCCGGATGGGTTCCGGCGCCTTTGTTACAGGGGTTGTCTTCTTTGGCTCAGATGGCTTGAGTAACTCTGCTTCGATACGCCCGATGGCTCTTGCCGACTGCACGGCATCGAGCTTCGAGATCTGCGCGGCAACTTCGGGGTTCTTTGCCAGCCAGTAGGCCAGCTGCGGTCCGTGATCGGATTCCAGCAGCATGTCGCGAACAGCTGCGGAAACCGGCACGTCAGCCGCGGATTCCATCACCTCGTCGTAGTCGCCGAGTTTTTCCCGGATGGCGTTCTCGCGTTCGGCCCATGAGTCCACCAGCTGCTGCTGGCGGTGTTGCGCGGCTTCTTTCTGCTGCGCTTCCTCGCGGGCCTTCAGCTTCTGCTCGACTTTCCAGTCGGTCAGGGCCTCGTTGTACTCTTCCCACGTTGCAAACTTGCTCTGGTCGGGCTTGCTTTCCGCCTTCGCTTCCGTCTGCGGCGCAGCATTGCCGCCAGCCTGTCCGGACTCGAGCTTTGACAGACGCTCCAGCAGCTCATGCTTTTCGCGCGTGAGCTGGGAGATGCGCCGCTGGAATCCGCCTTTCGGCTTCTTCTCTCCGGCTTTCTCTTCCTGATCAGAATCCTGTTCGCTCTGAGCTTCTTCTTCCGACGTTCCCGAATCGTCAGCGCTTTCAGCCTTCTGCTCTTCCGCAGTAGCTACGGGTGTTTCTTCGCTGGTCTCTTCAGCCTTGCCGGATCTCCATGCCTGGTAGGCAGAGAAATCCTCGGGCGCGGCTGTAAGAGCCGTGTCGTTGTCTTGCACGTTTTCTCCGTGGATTTTCGCCGTGTATTGAAAGGCCCGACGGCTAGGCCCGTTGCAAAAAACTTATGCCGCTTTTTTCGGCTGCTGTTTCGCTTCGGTCTTTCTCATCTCGATGGCCTGTTTGTGGCTTCTCTCGGATGAGTCGATGGACTGCATGTGCTGGCGGTCCGACATATCGACCTGCTGCATATGGCCTCTGTCCGCCATGTCCACCTGACGGGCGTAATCCTGCTCGCCTTCCGCGGCTGAGTACAGCGCATCCATGTCGCGCGACTCCATGTCCCGTTCGAACTGCATGTCCGCCGATTCGGTGGCGTACATGTGGTCAATGCGCTTGTGCAGCAGCGCCATGTCGGCCTTGAACTGCTCGAGATCAATGACCTGCGCCTGCTGCATCTCCAGCTTCTTCAGCTCGACCTCTGCCTGAATCGCCGCGACACGCTCCCGGCTCTCGATCTCCATCCGTTTGATTTCGACGGCCGCCGACTGCTCGGCCTGTTTGGTGTTGATGGCCTCGGTCTGTTCGTTCAGCGCCGCCGTTAATTGCTCATTGAGCATGGAAAGCTGCTGGAGCTGGGCCTGTACCTGCGGAGGCACGGGCATTTTTTTGTCGTCTTCCGCTAATTCCGGAGGAAGCGTCTTCTTGATTCGCTCGGCAATTGCCTTCGCCCCCGGCCAGTCCATGTTGCTGACCATCAGGTCTCCGGCGATTGCCATCAGCTGGGGAACCGCCTGCGTCAGTTCCAGCATTGCTTCCGCGGCATGCTGGCGCTTCGAGCCGTAGGAAGGACCGACGCTGACGGTCACATCGTATTTGCCCGTGGAGAGGTCGTAAATCTTTTCAACGCCTGACTCGTCGATGAACGCCTCGTTGATCCTGACGGTGCGTTCCTGGTCGTCCTTGCCCAGAATGCGCATCACCCGCGGCGTGTCGTAGATCTTCGGGATCAGATCGATCAGGACCCTGCCCAGATGCCGGATGGCCCGCGTGAGGTTGTCGGCGAAGTGGAAATTGCTGGTATCCGATTCCTGCTGCCTTGCCAGGATGGCGCGGCCGGACTTCTCGTTGGACTGGTTGCCCAGCGCTGCGTCGAAGATTCCCGTGGTCGCCTTCAGGTCGTCCGAGGCCAGCATTCTGGCCTGCGTGATCGCCGCTACCGCGGGCTCGACGTGATTCCGCTGCGGCGGGGGAACCAGTTCCTGGCCTATCGTGGTGGGCTTGTACGGCAGAACCGCGAAGTTTCGGTTGTTCGCGTTGTCCCAGATGTGTTCATAGCCTTCGATCTGCCCTTCCGCAGCGATCCAGGGGGCTTTGGGAGCCAGGGCGATGAGTTCGGTCTCGGCGCTTGCCCAAAAATTGTACATCTGCTGCGGGCTCTTGGCGTGCCGCACGATGCCCGCCAGCTCGCGCTTGCCGTCCACGTCCAGCTCGTCGCCCAGCACGGGGATAACAGGGATCCATTTCCCCGGCCATGTCTCGCTTTCGAGGATTTCATGGCCGTTGGTCTTGAC